ATCATCTAATGTATTTTCTATTAAATATTCTTCTAATATATTATTACATTGATTATTAAATGCATCTGATTTTATAATAGGTACATGTGGTTGCATTACATTACTTGCATGATTAATTGTGTTTTCTATAATATTTGTTTTATTAATTAAATTTTCTAATAATATAACATCACGTGGTGAACATATATTTTTTCCTAAAATAATAGTAATATTATTTATTTCATTTTCTGTTAATTGTCTATTTTTTAAATTAAACCAATTATAAATATCAGATATATATATTTCTTGATTCAGTATTATATTATCACAATAGTCATAAATAGATTTAGATAACATATTATTATTAATAAGATTATTAATAATAATTAAATTATTAATACGGTGTCCTGTATCATTAATATTTTTAATAAAATAAGATAAATTAGAGGGTATGATAAATTGTTCTGTATAATCTGATTTAAATTTAGATTCAACAATAGAATAAAAATAAGATAAATTATAACCTTGAACTTTATTATATAAATAACCAATTATTTTTAAAAATTTAATGTATATTTTTACAAAATTTATTTCAGATATAATTTTTAAATAAAATGTTTTTTGAATTTCATTAAATGTATCATGATCAACCTGATTAATATTTTGAATAAATTCAATTATAAGATTATCAATGTTTGATTCAGATAATTTATTTAAAATTAAATTAATTTTGTTTGATATAATATCTTTATTATTTTGAACAGTTTGGTTTTTTAAAATATTTGTATTTACTTTTTTAGCAAATTTTTTATGTTTTTTATTTTTATCAATTCCACTAAATAATGATTTAAATAAATTAAATATATTTTTATCTAATTCAAAAGTATCATTATCTGTTTTAAATGTTATAAATTGTTTTATATCAAGTGTTTCCATTTATTAGTTTAATAATATATTTTTTTAAATTAAAATAAATAAAATCATTCTTTATTTAATGTACATATTTTACTTATTATTTATTGGCATATTAATTATTTATATATTACATACACCTCCAATTGTTATAGTTAAATACAATAAACCACCAGCATCTGTGATGACTGAGTTGAGCCTTTTGGATTAACTACCATCATTAAAAACAAAATCATATTTAGTTTTAAAAATTATTTATTTAATTTTAAATTTAAGTATTTCATTTTATATTTCAAATACTTACGAGTCCACTTATCAGTTATATCATTGGGGTGTGCATATTCATTACACTCAATGCGAGTTGGATATATTCCATTCTGATTAGGTATACATATATATTTTGGCTCGAGTGAAGGTTTGTTTAGTTTATTATATTCATTTTTTTGTGTTTCATCATAGTGTAATGTATCAATAGCTTCGTTTGCAGAACCTGCATCATATGCCATCGCTGCAGCCTTTGCCTTATATAGCATCCTTGTATATTTGTTAAGCGTCTCTAGATATTGAAACGTTATTGTGTGTATATATTCTATTTGATCAGGATTTAAGTATATTAATTGATACCAGGAGTCCATATATTGTGTGCGCTTTGAAAGAGTATATTTTATACCTAGTGTATCAAATATGCTTACAAACTTTTGAAAAAGTTTTGTTTCACCATTTTTATCTATAAACTTAAAAAAATAGCATGGTTGAGGTGATTTACCGAATAGTTTTTTAGCTAATTTATAACCTATTTCAAAGTTTGCATCTTTTAATAACATGACTAGGGCATCTAATGCAGCTCGTTTTGTTTTCCCTTCGGGCGCAGGTGGGTCTTTTTTTTTGCTAAACATTTTGTGTATATATATATATGTTAGATTTTAAATATATATTTGTGTATTGTATTGACTAATAAAACTGTTCATATATGTTGACAAAAACTAAAAATTAGAAAATAATATATAATATATTTAAAAATTTTAAATAATTATTTATTTAATAATTTAACTAATTGATCTTTTGTAATTATTTTAATATTTAATTCTTGTGCTTTTGTTATTTTATCTGTTTGTTTATCTAATACAGATTGATCTATTATTATTAAAAAATCTGTATTTTTACTAATACTAGAACCAATTTTTCCACCTTGTTTTTCTATTTGTGATTGTAAATCTTTGTCTCTAAAACCAGTAAATACAACTACTTTATCTGTGAACTTTCCTGTTAATTTTGTTATTGGTTCAAGTGTAATATATTTTTTAATAGAATCATAAAATATAACAAAAGTATTAAAATTAGAAACTAACAAACTTGCGGTTTTCTCTTCCCAACCATTAATAGCTTTAATTTTTTTAATAAAATCATCATCTGACCATTTTTTATAATCCGTTATAATATTTGGATACAGTGATACTATTTGTTTAACACGTTCTTCACCAATACCTGGACCTAACTTATTTGATGCTGCCATTAATTTATATAATGGAACATTAGTTAATACTTGTTTAATAGATTCTACTAAATTTTCTGCAGATTTAATAGCAAATCCTTCAACCTTTAAAAAATCTTTTTCATCAGCAGATATTATTTTTTTTACAGTATCTAATCCTGCATCAACAAGTTTTTCAACATGTTTTCATTCCTAATCCTTTTGTATCTAAATTTGAAAAAAAATAAAATATATTTCTAATTAATACTTGCGGATTAGTTATTACATCATCTAATTGAATATCAACTTTTGTTTCATTCCAATGCCATTTTCCTTTTGGCATATCTGGTTTTCCTGATTTAGATGGTTTTAATACCTTATGAACTTTTGGTATAACATCACCAGACCTAATAATTTCTAACATTGAACCAGGACCAATTACATTATCAACTATAAATTTTGCATTGAATCCGGTTGTTCTTTTAATTTCAACACCACCAATATTAATAGGATTTAATAATATAGTAGGAATAATAAATCCATCTTTACTTATATTCCATTCAACTGATATAACTTCTGTTTTTGCTATTTGGTCTTCTAAAATATCTTTGAATGCAAATGCATATAATGGATTTGCTTTTGTATTTCTTTCTTGATTTTTAAAACTTGTAACAATTATACCATCTATTTTATAAACTGAATTTGCTCGTCTATCTTGTAAATATTTTGATAATAATTCAAATGTTAAATCCTTATCAATCTTTTTATTAAATGCTATAGTAAAACCAAGATCACTTAATATTTTAAATTGTTTATCAATTGAATAAAAAGGATCAACAACTTCATATAATACAAAATCAGTATCTGATGCAACCTCCGGATTAATTGTTTTACTATTAACTAATCCTGCTACAGTATTCCGCCCATTTTTAAATACATCACCCCAATTTTTATTGAATGTTGATTCTTTCATAATTAACTCACCTCTAAAAGCAATTAAGTTTAATTCACCTTTTATATTATTTGTAACACAGTATTTTGTGACTGTTTTAAAATCTGGAATATGTAAATATTTTATTAATGATGTAATATCAGTGCCTTCTGTTGCAGTTCCTCTAGTATATAAATTAATAGTGCCATTTAATCTATATATTAATAAACCAGACACACCATCTAATTTATCAGATAAATGATAAGGAGACTTAAATTTATTAATCCAAATATCTAATTGAGTTGTTCCAGGTTTAATTTTATTCATAGACCCTAACCAATAATCTAATTGAACTTTGTTTTTATTTTTAACATTTGCTCCAATTGTTTTTAATACAATAGATTTTGGAGATTTTAATTTTAAAAAATCAATTAAAATATCATATAATTCATCAGTAATAACTGATTTAGATGTATTATAATATTTTTCAGTTGTATATTTTATTATAGTTTCTAATTCATCTATTGAAAAATTAGATGCTATCTCAAGTGAATCTTTAGCGGGATTCAGTAATTTTTTTACTAATTCAGCCATTAAAATTGTTAATAGTATATGTTTATATTATTTTATATATTAATTATCAATTTTTTTATTTATAAAATAAATGTTTTTAATTCAAAAAATAAAGTAATATTAAATAATTATATAATTTAAGAAAAATAATTTCAAAATAAAAATTTATTTTGTTTTTGACTGGACATTTACTACTGCTAGCGGGTTTCAAATTTTATACTCGTGCCGCAAGTCGCTTTGACATTGATGAGCATTTCACTTTTGCTTACCACTGGACTGCTGAAGCACCGCACTGACGTGCCTTGCCGACGGAGTTCTCTTGGCCGGTGGGACTTTTGGGGCCAGATCAGGTGCTTCATCAAAACACTGTTCTTGGTGTTCGTCTTCGGCAGCTGCAGCAGCTTCGGCGTCTTCGGCAGCTGCAGCAGCTTCGATGTCTTCGACAGCTGGAGTGACAGCGATGAGATCTGGTTGCATTGTAGATAAACAATTATATTTTTAAGGACTAATAAAAAGTTATTATTTCAATTTTTTTATTTATAATATGTGAATTACATGTATTTTAACACAATTATTTAAAAAATATATATCTAAAAAAATAAAATTATTTTTTCAGAAGATCTTTTCAAACGGTTGGGGGCGCTGCCGGTGCCACTTGTCAGCAAAATGTAATTTCATCAAGACAATACATATTTTCCGACCTCTGGTACGTGGATATGCCAGATGCCTTGTTCGTTTTCCTTTGGATCCATCCAGCTTTGTAGAAACCATTGCACTCTGTGAGGCTCGCAAGTATGTAATCATTCGCTTTTGCGTTATAGACTCCTATCTTACCAACGGTGCGCATAACATCATTTACCTTGAGCGTGCACGGTAATGCGGTGTTAAACATACGCTCGAGGTTTCTCTGGTGATTCTCATTGGATTTCATTTCCAGGGATCTTGCAGATGGTTTTTCGAATGTGGGCTTGGTCGCGGCCTTGGTCCAGGGTTCGGTCTTGACCTTGGTCGGGGCCTTGGTCCAGGGTTCGGTCCTGGGTTTGGTCTTGACTTTGGTCGCGGGTTTTAGACAAGTACCAACGTAATCGCCATCTTCATAATCCGAAGGAGCCTCGCTTTCAGAGTTCGACACGTCGTCAGAATCCGAATGAGCTTCACTTTCAGAGTTCGACTCATCGTCATCGTCAGGCTTTATTTCTTTCAGGCACTCTTTCGCGAAATCAAGCATGCACATCAAGCTCTGCCCTGTAATTTTCCAGTAGCGAGCAGGTTTGGGAAACTTGTGAATTAGTCTATAGCAATCGGCTTTGCTCATAGTGCATTCCCCAAGATTGCAAACAAGTGCATTAATGGCTTTAGCGCGGGCTTTAGCGCGGGCTGTATTGAGGTCTTTGGCTGTGCGGGCCATTTGGAAAGTCGGTAATTTATTACAATAAAACTATTAAACAATAAATATTTCAATTTTTATATAATTATAAAATTATTAAATTGTTATTATTATAATTATATTTCCTATAGGAATATTTATATAAAAATGAATAATAAAGCTAAAATACTAGAATATGCATAATCATACAACAATATATTTAATAAAAAAATAAAATTATTTTTTTGGTCGACTCTTTTGCACCGGGCGCAAATCCAGTGTCAAGGCGACAAGTAGTGCACAATAAGACTAGTATGCTGCACGCTCGTCGGGCAGCGACCAGTATAAGCAGTATGCTGCACGCTCGTTGGGCAGCGACCAGTCTAAGAAGTGCTGCACAATAAGAGTGTAGTATGCTTCATGCTGGTCGGGCGTCAGGCCTGGTGGGTTGGGATGCGGCCATGGTGCGTTGGGCTGCGAGGCTGGTGTGACAGGCTGCGGGGCTGGTGCGACAGGCTGCGAGGCTGGTGCGACAGGCTGCGGGGCTGGTGCGTTGGGCCATGCAAAGTAGATGGCGGCGGATGTGATGGCGATGCTGTTCAAGAGAACCAGCAGCTCGAACAGAGTGAGCATTGTCTTTTGGGAAGAGTATCAATATAATTTAACAAGAACCAGTAAATACTTATTATTTCAATTTTTTTAATTATTAAAATAACTTTTGATGCAAATGTTTTGCATGCAAGGAGCCTAGATGTTCTTACTAATAAATATATTTACTATTATAAAATAAAATTATTTTTTGAATCTTTTATAATATGTGCCTAATTGTTTATGTAATCTATCAATTCCTTATATTCTGTAAGAATTGAACTAAGCATTTGCATATTAATTGAATTGTCAAGTTGGGTATGTAATGCAATTAACTTATCTGTTAGCTCGCGATGCTCATCTATATTTTCAGATGGTATAATTGATGAATGAGACATGCGATGATAGTCAACCCATTCTGATAAAACTTTGCGACAGTCTTCAAAAGTGAAATATGTCGTGTTATTTTTTATCTCATCTATAATTGTCAAAAATTTAATACTCATCTCAATAATAATAAAAACAGAAACTTTTATATATACTCTATTTTTAAATTCAGTTAAATCAGTAATATTTAACTTATCTTTATAGTGGTCTACTAGTGCATATATATAATCTTCAATTACAGGTCGTATATGATAAAACTCATCAGGTGTTATGATATAACATGTTCTATGCGGGCGATTAGATAATAGTTTTAAAATGGTATGTCCAATATCTTCAATAAATCTATTATGCATATTAATATCTGATAAATTATCATAAAATGTATGCATTTCATTATACATGATAATATCTATTTCATGTACAATGACAGTCCTTAGCATTATATCATAAAAACGTTTTATTGTTCTATTATTTGTGGTAATATATTGTGTCATGAGCACATATGCTGCGAGTTTGTTTGATTTATCAAGAGTATCACATCTTAATTGTATATATCTTAAGCAAATAAATAATAATTGTTGAGTATTTCTACTGTTAGCCATCCTCATGAGATGTAATAGAATCCATTCCTCTAGAAAATTATGAACTCGGAGTGAATCAATTGCAATATCCATAATAATGTTTTCAAGTTGTCTTATAAAATGATTATTAAATAATTGTCGCACACGTCGCAAAATGTTAAAAAACATATTATCATTATGTCTATAATTTATTAAGCTGTGTAAGATATTCAGAATAATATCTTCTAATTGATGAAATTGGTTGCATGTTAAGGGAACTATCGCACCACTAGGTGCATCTGAGCAAATCCTCATCCACACCTCATTTGTCAACTCGTGAAGTGATTGTATATGCATTCGTAGAATTCGCATTGACAATGTCTTATGCTATATTTAATTACAATAATTTATATAAAATAAATATTTCAATTTTTTCTAATTATAACAAATTAATTACCATTGACAACAACAATAACTCTATTTGATTTATCAAATGTACATTTAGCAAATTCTAATATATCATTTTTGGTTAATTGTTTAACTTGGTTTAATATTAATTGAGTTCTATTAAATAAATAAGTTCGTTTAATAATTTCAGGTAAATACTTGTTAATTTTATCATCAATATTATATTCAGGTGCATTTAATTCCATTATAACAGTTTCTATAATTTTTTTAAATTCAGAATTTTTAATATATGTTTGAATATTTTTATTAAATTTATTAATTTCTTTTATTACTAGTTTTATTGGTTTTCCAGATTGAATTTTTTCAGTAATATAATATTCATCTCCTTGAATATGTATTACTAATTTAACCAAATAACCTAATTGTTTTTCCGAACGTAAAATATCAAAAAATAGTTGTTTTATTATTTTGTGTAATACTATTAACATTCCAAAATATTTTGGCGTAAATGTGCCTATTCTGTAATAATAACTAATTAAATTAGATTTTTCATTTTTATTTGGATGTTTAATATTTATATCTGTAATTACTTTTGGATGTGCTAATGGATATATATTATTACTTGATAAACTAGTCAATAATGAAGGGTTATTTACATTAAATAATGAAGAGTTATTTACATTAAATAATGAAGAGTTATTTACATTAAATAATTTTTTAATAGTATCTAATGGTATATTACCATAAATAAAAGTTGTTAATGCAGTTTTATCAAATAATTGTAATATATGATTATGTATATCAGAATAAGTAATAGTATCAAGTGCATTTAATAATTCATTAGCATTATATTCTTGGTCTGCTTTACTTGATACTAAATATTCAGCATATTCAAATGGGTTTAAAAATATTATATTTAAATAATATTCTTTTAATGATACTATTAAATTATTAATATATTTTTCATCTAATTTTAAAAAATGTTTATCTACATGTTGTAAAAAAATATTAAATTGTTTTAATACTTTTTCTAATTTTATAAAATCATTAAGACCATTAATAGTAATACTAATTGTAGATAATCTAAAAAATGATGCAAATGTTATATTATAATAAACTTGAAATGGTTTATACATAATAATACTTGTTAAAAAATTTAATACAGAACATACTAATGTTGTAAGAATATATTTTTTTGGAGTATTAAAATAATTAATATTATTTAATTGATAATATAAAAGAACAGTTGGTTCACCAAATTTTGAACATCCCCCATACCATAATTTATCACCAATTAATATTGGGACACTATATTTATCTAATGATGTAAATAATTTTGGTCTAACATCTAAATAATCATTTAATGTATCAATATTAAACACATCAGTATAATGTGTCGTATCTTTAAATTTTGAATCAATAAATGTATATTCTGTTTTATATTCTCTAGCTTTAATAAATATATGTTTAATAATTCCAGGATAATCTTGCGCGCATATAATTTTAATTACATTTTGATTATTAATATATTTACTATATAATTTAGAATATTCATCAGTTGTTTTTATTTGTGTAATTTTAAAAAATCCATCAAATACATTTTGTGTTTTATAATATATATGATTTACTGATAATAAATTACATAAACTTTCCGTGTCAAATTTATTTAAATTATCAAATTGTATATTACTGATTTTACTAAAATAGATTGCATATTTTTTAATATCCATATTAATAATTTGTTTTATTGCATCAAATAATAAATGTTCGCAATATTGCATATTAGAATAACCTTCTTTTGTAAAATATAATGTTATAGATAACATACCTGTAAAATTAATATCTGCTGAAATATTTTTTATATAACCCATATTTTTTAAATGAAAATATAATGACTCTTCAGATTGTATAGTTAAAATGGATGTAAATATACTGAAATCTTTTGAATATAAATAAACTAGTTGATAAGGAATCTCATAATTATAGGATACATCATATATATTCATTAAGGATTTCATATATATGATTTTTCCTTTATTTTTTGTATAACATGGTTTAGGAATGACTAATGTATTAGATTTAGTTATTGGTTTTTTAATATGTCCAAATGTATTTTTAATTAATGTAAGAATTTCCCTATGTGTTTTTGAGGATGCAATACAAATAGAAATATTAGTAGATATATAATATTTTTTATAAAATTCAATTAGTTTATCTAGGATACCTGGTTTATTTAATGTATTATGCGAACCAGTTCCAAAAATATTTATAGGTGTATTATCATCTGATAAATCTAATAAAAGTTGCATATGTCTCCATCCATCGCTATTAATATTTTTTTGATGTTCGCTATCAACTGAATTTATTTCTTTAGCAATTGCATCTTTATTAAATAATGGATCTATAAAAAATCTACTAAATATATCTATTATTTCTAAAAGACCATGGTCTAAAACATTAAAATAATACACAGTTTCAAGGAAATCGGTATATGCATTAGAAAATCCACCGTATTGATTTAGTTTTTCAAAGTAATGATTAACATTTGGATATTTGCGACTACCCATAAACAACATGTGTTCAAGAAAATGTGGTAAACCGTCATAACCTTTAGGGCATCCAAAAGTGCCAATATTAACTGCAATTGATATAAATGATGATGTAAGTAATGAATCATGTATAATCACGTATTTGATTCCATTCTCAAGTGCACCACCAACAAAATCACGTGTGTCAAATTGTGGTTTATTTATGGATATCATTTTATTATTATATATAATAAAATAATATTAATTAAATTTAATATTTATCAATTCATTAGTTAGAGTGTCTTTTGATATAATTGTATTACATACATTTATAAAATCAAATATATTTATATTTCTATAATTGAAATTAGCAATATCATCTGTAATCCATAAATGTTCAATACTATTTATTTTTTTAGCAATAGATAATAAATCAATACGAGTATTATATGTAAATATAAAAGGAGTTATTAATAAATAATGTGATGTAGCATTAAAATAATTTTCTAAATTATCATTTTTTATTTTTTCATCCCATAATAAACATAATTGTGTTTTTTCATTTGTTAATATAAATTGTATAATAGAATTTAAAGATGGTATTTCATAATATTTATAATAAGTAATATTATTTGAATAATAATTACACATATTACCAAATTGTGATGTTATTAAATGATATAATTTTTCCAAGTAATTATTTGATTCTGATAAATCTATATTACATAAATTTAAATTTTGGACTAATTGTAAATGAGTAGTAATATTATTATAATTATAATATTTATTATAATTTGTATTTAAATATATCATAGATAAATCTACAACATAATTATATAAATCTTGATATGGATCATCTATATGTCCAATTTGAATATTATCATTGTTAGATGTATTAAAAGTGCTATTTGTATGTTTTGTATATAATATTAATCCATTATATGTTTTTTCTGCATAATCTATATTGTCTTCTATTATTTGTATAGATGTATTAAATGTTTCTAATTGAGATTCAGAAAACTTAAATATAGATAAATTTAAATAATCTTCAGGATTTTCAATATTAACATTTAATATTTTTCTTAAATCATCTTCATCTAAATTATTAAATTCAATTGTTGTCATTAATAAACTTTTATAAATAATAAATTTTTTAAGAAAATCATTAATAGATTCATAATTCAAATTAAATTTATAAACCATGATATTTATAAATATATTACTAACTTTAAAAAATCTTTGTAAAATAATAATTGTTATATTAGTTTCTTTTGTTTTATTAATTATTTCTAAATATAATCGTAAATAATTTATATCCATTCTAATTTGTGAATTATGTAAATAAATAATATTATTTTTAGCAAGAGCCTGGTAATGTGTTACCATAAAAAACTCTATTCCTAACTCTGGACCAATTTCTACAGATGCAGGTAAATGATCATTACCAAATAAAAAAAATAATAAACATAAATCCCATATTATAAAATAATTAATTGTCTCTACACTATTTATATTATTATATAACTCTAATAAATTTTTAATAATTAATGGTGCCTCAAAAACATGTATATATATATCAGTATTATTATTTTTAATATATTTTATTACATTTAAATTTATCTCTTTATCAATTATTTTATAATATGTTTGTTGAACTAATATATGATGTATTAAATCAGAATCAGATGTATGAATACTACATTCTTCAGTAAAATTTTTATTTGCTATATGCTTAAATATTTTTAAATCAGATTCTCCATTTTCTAATGAACTATTTATATATATATCACACTTTAAAAAATGTTGTTTTAATTTAATATTAACAAATAATTCTAAATTTTTAATAAAATTAGATGAAGGGCCTATAGATTTATCTATTGTAAATCTATATTTAATCCATTTAAAATAATCAAAAATTAATATATTACAATCAATATCATATTTTTTACTTAAATTCTCAACTAATTTTTTATTATTTGTTTCTAAATTATTAAAATATTGTTTAAAAATTTCTTTTTTTTTTACAGATTCTAAATAATTTTTAATTCTTCGTTTTCTTTGTTCTAATATTTTGGAATATGAGGGTATTCCATCAAAAAATAATGATATTGATTGAATAAATTGTGTATAATGAATTTTATTGATCATATCAATTATAATTGCAACAAATTTTTCATAAATAACTAATTCAATTACTGATATTTTATTATTATCAAATAAACTTAAATATCCTAATTTTTCTATATCTAATGTATATTTAACATCACTCATAATAAATAAAATAAATTTGTCTATTATTTCATCTTCATTAAAACCATCAAATATTAAATTAATGTTATTTTCATTGTAATGTTCTTTCCAATGTGGTTGATTTAAAATTTTTTTAAGATATTCTTCTAAAATATCCATATTATCACAAACAAATGGCAAACATAAAATAATTTTAATAATATCATTAATTTCATTTTCAATAGCAAATATTTCTTGATATATTAAAAAATTTAAATCAAATATAATATGATTTGAAATTATTTTTCTAATATTATTATTAATATTTATTTCATCAAAACCATCATTATTAATAGATTTTGAAATAAAATGAGCAAATCTATCAATACCCATATATATGTTATAAATTTATATAATCTTTATAATGTATTTTTAATTAATTCATGAATTTCAAATAATACTTTACAATCAATTTCATTATAATTAATAATATCTTTCATTAATGGATTATTATAAATATCTGTATTTTTATTATCATATAATTCATTAGCTAATATCATAACCATTAATCCATTAGAACACTTATTTTTAGTATCCCAACATGATTTTATAAGATTATGTGAATGTAATGCATTAGCAACAGTTTTTAGTGAGAAATTAAATGCACCTAATATTGTAACCGGTTCATTAATAAATACTTTATTTAAATCATAAAATGATATATGTTTATCTTGTATAATATTATATGGATTTTTAGATTTAAATTTATTATAAATACTTACTTCTGCAAAAGACCAATGATATAATTTTGCTTTTGTTTTATTTTCTTGTTTTAAAATAGTTGATATATATTTTATAAAATCATTAAACATTTCTATTTCAGAATCTTGTGTTTTATTTTTCATAATAAATGTTTTAAAAACCCATTTTCCTTTTTTACTATATCCTATTCCAATCATAAATATAAATGACTCTGAATTATTTAATATAAAACCATCTTTAATAATTGAACCAAAATTAGATTGCAATGTTTCAAAATCTAAATAAAATTCTTGTGTATCATTTAATGTTTCTTTCCAATTATCCCTATCATATAATATTTTATTTGGTTTTATTATACATGTATCTTGGCGATTAATATCTAAAATTTTATCAACCGTTGTTGCAATTCTTCCAGGATTAAATCCCATATTTTTAGCAGAACACTTTGGATCGCTCCATTTAAATATATTATTATTATGTGCATATTCGCGTTGTTTAATACCGCAATTCCATATATTTGTTATTTCATTTATTTTATTATTTAATTCACATTTAACATTATGCCATTTTCCATCATGTTCATTTTTCATATTTGGAAATAATTCCCATCTATTAGGTAATGGTAATAATTGCCAATTACTACTATTATTTTTAACATCTTGCATCCATTTAATTGCATTTGCAGTTTGTTGTACATATTGATAATCAATAGTATCATAATCAATTATAGCTAGTCTATTTAAAAATTGTGTATCTTTATATTTAACACCTCGGCTTTCATAAGTGTATTGTTTGCCCCATATATAAGCTTTATTAATATTAATTCCTAATATTTTATTTAATGCAATTGTATAAATATATAATTGACCTTTATAAGCTGGTATGCTATCTGAATTTAAAATATGAATCCCATCGGCCCTCAAAGGAATATTAGAATGTTTAATATCTATTATTTTATAATGATATGGAATTCCTAATTTAGGCGATGGTATATTTGCTTCTTCGTCAGAAATAATATAATTATTCATTAATTTATTTACATAATCTGATCTAACAATTAAATCAGGTGTGCCAAATGTATAATTTTCATAATTATGTAATATACCTTGATATATTATAGGTTCGCCTTCCTTCATTAGTTCAATTGTTTTTTTATATTTTTCTATATTTTTACTATCTCTATAATTTGCAATTGTAATTACTTTATGAGATTTTTTTATTATATTTACTAATTCATTTTCAAATTCAACACCAGCATTCATTATATAATTTACAAATATATCATTTGTTTTATTTTTATTTTCTATAGAAATTATAGTATCATTATTTCTTGGCTTTGCGCCCGGTATCTTATCAAGAGAAGTAATATTATATTCATTTAAATAATCAATCAATGGATCGTGTAATAGATAATTCCTCGTAGATGACGCAGAAACCATATAATTCCAATCAATTGGTTGATTATTTATTTTTGATTTTTTAGCACTTGTATCTAATGCGGTGCATTTTCTTTTATTATATCTTTCACACCTAGGTGTTATAGGATCTTGATTACTCATTTTTAGTTTTATATAATAATTATTAATTATTATTTATATGCATTTTAAGCCATAAGATTATAATATAATATAAATTATTTTCTCATTTAAATTAAAATGTCTAATGGATCAATAGCAGAACTTGTTGCTAAAGGAGCCCAAGAATGTGAATTAATTGATATTAATAATAAGTCATCATTATTTGATTTTGATATAATAAAAAAAAATAAATATACAAAAGGAGATACAATATTTTATCCACAAGGAACAGGTAATTGGGGAAATACTTTAAGAATTAATATAGAAAAAGGTGGTGATTTATTATATGGATTATATGTTAAAATAAAATTACCAAAATTATCAATAAATAATTTATTAATTCCTAACCCTCCAAGTGAATTTGATATAAGTAGTCCTTATAGAGTTATGTACACTGATTATGTTGGAAATGTTATTATTGATAAAGTTAGTTTATATATTAATGGAATATTAATAGATGAATTATATGGTGATTATATGCAGATTTATACTGATTTATATATATCCGATTGGAATCGTAAGGCTATGCTTGGATTAGATGATATATTAAATAAACCTAATTTGAAAATTGATTCAGAAGTAATATATATACCATTAAAATTTTGGTTTTGTACTGATCCAAAAAAACCATTACCCGTTATTGCTTTACAAAATTCAGATATTTATATTGATATTAAATTAAGAGAATTTGATGATTGTATTTGTGTTTTACAAAAAAATAATAATAAATATTATCATTGCGATGTAAAACACAAAATAATTCCTCTTGAAGATGTTAGTTTATTAGCTTGTTTTTATTATGCAGATAGTGATGAAAGAAAAGCATTAGCTACTAAAGAATATGAAATTGTAATAACACAAACACAATTTAGAGAAAAAGAAATCTCATCAAATATTATTTTAGAAATTGATTTTAATAATATTGTAAAAGATATATTTTTCTTTATTCAACCTTTAAAACATATTAAATATGGTGAATTTTTTAATTGGACATCCAAAATGGATTATCTACCAGCGGAATTTATTGGCAAATCAACCGAATTATGGGATTATGAACCAATAAGACATTTGTTAGTAAAAGCAAGATTAGTATTTAATGGAATTGAACGGATTGAATGGAGAGATTATAAATATTTTCATTTTATGCAAAATCATGAGAATTATAAAAATTCATTATATTCTTATGTATATATGTATTCATTTAATATTAATCCAACTAAAGATTTTAGTCATTCTGGTTGTAATTTTTCACGTTTATCTAATACACAATTACATGCAGTTATTCAAACAAATACATTTACAATAAATAATAGTCCTAATCTTACTTATCCAAATTATGACTTGTGTAAATTTAAATGTTATGCAACTAATTTTAATATATTAGTTATTAAAGATGGTATATGTGGGCTTAAATATTAAATTAAAATTAATTAACATTATTTGCTACTTGTAATATATTAGTTTTGCTTAACGGGGTTTTGCTCAACGGGGTTTTGCTTAACAGGTTTTTGCTTAACAGGTTTTTGCTTAACAGGTATATAATCATGTATATCATTATCTTGTGGAATACTTGGACCAGTTGGCGGGACTGCTGGGGCAGCTACAAATCCGTAAAATTCAGCTGCGTCTTTCTCACCTGGGAAATTTGGTTTGGGCATTTTCTCATCCATTCTTTAATTTATAATTGTAAATTAAAACTAATAAGTAATTTAAAATTTAATTTTTTTATTTATATTTAATAAAAAATGAAATTATTATATTATAACATTATTGTTTCTTATTTATAAAATGCCTCAAGGAATTGTAGCACATGTTATTGATAAAATTATTATTATTATGTATATTGTATTTTTATTAGTTAATTGGTATATTGCAGATGCTATTATTTACGAGTTAATTAAACGTCATGAAGCTATTAGATTAAGTAATTTCGTGTCATGGTTGCTTGGATTTACATGGCTAACTAATTGTACTATTTGTTGCTATATTATTTATTATTCCTTGCTATATTATTTCTTTACCAATATATAAAAAATTGAATATTTTTTTATATTTTCTTTACCAATATATAAAAAATTGAATATTTTTTTATATATAACTTATGTATTAATAATTTAACAAATGGATAAAGCACAACAAATTCTAGAATGTCTAAATAATCACATAGATATTTTAGAAAAATATGGCATAACTAGTGATGACCTTAATATTGCACATAGTGCAGTTGTTGAGTCTATAGCTAAACAAAATCAATTAAAATTACGACAACTGGAATGGCGTCTTAATCCAAAACCTAAGTATAGAAGAAAACGTGGTCGTAAATCACAAAAGAAATGTCGCAAAAATAGACTTGCAAAGCGTCAAGACTTAATAGTGCAAGCGCGTATTGACGCATCATATCCAAATCCACATTTAGATTGGCGTGAAACACATATTAGAACAAAAGGTTATGATATACATGATCTTAATTCATATTTATTTAATGACATATTACAATTAGAAGACTAATTAAATATTGTTATTAGTCTGACGCCTTTTCACATGCCTCTTGTGTTGGATATTTTCCCATTTCATTAGGTATACATATATATGTAAGCTTAATTTCTTTTACTGGTTTTGATACAGGTGTTTTAATTATATAAGGTGCAACAGATTTACTTAATTGATCTCTAATATGACTAATTGTAGCATAAATACTGTTTGGAAATCTTAAATCTCCATACAAAGGTAATGCATTTATATTATACCACTTACCATCTTTCATTTCACGATTTTTTTTAAATACTATATTAGGATATGTATTACTTACATACCAGAAAATATCAGTATGTCCGCGAAAGTTATAACAATGAATTTTTGTTCGTAGTGTTGGTTCCCAAATATCTAAATCAAATCCACCAGTTTCTTCATGAAATTCTCTAAATGCAGCTGTTAAACTATTTTCGCCAAGATCAATCTTTCCACCTGGTATATTCCATTTATTTTTGTAATTTTTTACTAAATATATATTATTATTATATAATAAAGCTACACAAGCATTTTTAGCACCGCCACCAAATTGATTTTGTAAATTTAAATATTTATTTTTGTATTTAAGATATTTTAATCTATAATCCATAATCCATATAAATAATAATTAGAAATTATATCTGTTAATCTAGAATAAATATATTATAGTCTAAATATATATTAGCAAATAAAGAAGATGTTTATCTACTTCTATTATATAGTTATTCAAAAATATTGAATAATATATAAAAAATGATTTTTTTATATCATAAGATATAGTTTCTATTTACAAATGGACATATTAACAGGTTTTATTATAATTGGACCAGATGACAATGAAAATGTAATGAATCAATCAAATGATATAACATTACCAACAGATTTTAAATTATTTAGTTATAATAATGATTCTACTGCAACATTTCAATATAAGTTTAATAATAACATTTATTATATTATATATAAAATAAATACTAAAAATGGTTTATTATTATTTTTTGAATTAGTTAACAATGTAGAATTATGGGATATTAAATATATGCAACCAGTGTATATACATTCATCATATAAACCATATTTTGAAATTAGATTTGCAATTGTTATGAATATTGAACATATTCAAAATAATATTAATACATCTATTGCATTATATAACATTATAAGTGACAAATATTTATATGAATCAAATATTAAAAATAATACAAGTGATATATTATCTCATAGTATTTTACCATCGCCTAGTTCTATTAGATTACCATCTACTTTTAAATTAAAATTATATCCATATCAAAAAAATAGTCTGAAAAAAATGAAAGCTATTGAACGTGGAGAATATGAAATGTTTATTAATTATACCTATCCTATTGTGTTTGAACAACCGGGTGTTCCTAGTAATACTTCATGTATATTATATAATCCAATTTTAAATAAAAATATAACGATTGATAACAATGTTAATATATTACATTTAAAAGCATTATCTAAAGGCGGTATATTAGCTGATGAAATGGGACTGGGGAAAACAATTACATGTATTGCATTAATTATGACAAATCCACCTGCACCAAATCAACCAAGCACAATATATTCAACAAATTATAAAATAAATAAAATTAATTCAAAAGCAACAGTTATTATTTGTCCATCACATTTAGCTAAACAATGGGCATCTGAAGTTTTACGATGTAATTCACAATGTAAAGTTTTAACTATTTTAACAAAAAATGATTATACCAATATTACATTTAATGATTTTATTAATTCAGATATTATTATTACAACTCATCAATTTATTATGAATTTCAAATTTTATCCAACATTATATTATAAAGTATGCACTGCATCAAGTTTTAATTTTGATGCTCGTGATGAAATTATTAAACATTATTTAAATACTCAATACGCAGAATTAGGATTTCCAGGAATTAATAATCTTAAAAATCCAATTTTTGAGTTTTTCCATTTTCATCGGATTATAGTAGATGAAGGTCATGAAATTTTTAGTGAAACAATTGGTGCTATATCAGTAAGCTTATATATTGGTAGATGGATTACAAATATTGATGCTAGTTATAATTGGTATATTTCTGGAACACCATTTCCTAATTATAAAAGTATTAAAAATTGTGCTAAATTTATTAAATTAAAATTAGTTGATGAAACTAATAGTTTAACATTTGATTATTCTAATACTATTCCATATAAAACATCTGGTCCTACTAGTTTTATGTTTAAACAGTATATATGGGAACAATTATTAAATAATTTGTGTATTAGACATTTGAAATCTGATGTTGAATCACAAATTAAAATTCCAGGATATAATGAATGCACTGTATGGGTTCGTATGACAGACATTGAAAGAAATATATATGATGCTAAAAAAGGCAGAATATCCGATACTCAATTACAACAATTATGTTGTCACCCACTAGTTGTTGAATCTGCAAAAAGAATGTTTGGTAATGTAGAAATAGATTTAACATTAATGCAAGAACAATTAATTACTTATCATAAAAATAATCATGATACATATAAAATAAAATTAGATAAACTTGACTCAACCAGACCAGAGTATCATATGTTGAAAAAAACATATCAATCACAAATGTCTGAATCATTATATATTTATACATTATTAGAGAAAATGAATGACCCTGAAGTTATTGAAGGTGAAAATTGTTCTATTTGTATTGATGTTCTTGATAATCCAACAATGACATCATGCGGGCATTTATTCTGTTATAATTGTATTAAGTTATGTTTAACACATAGAAAAAGATGTCCCATGTGTAAAGCAGATTTAGAAGGTAAGGATTTAATGGTAATGAATCTTAAAAAAGAAGTTGATACAGAAACAAATCCATTGATATTAAAATATGGTTCTAAATTAGGCAAGTTAATTTCAATCACAAGACACTTAGTTGCACAAGACAACACAAGAATTATTATCTTTTCTCAATGGGATGATATGCTTATATTAGTTGGGAGAGCTCTTATTGATAATGGTATTGATAATTGTTTTGTTAAAGGTAATGTAATGATGCGTAATGCAGCAATTACAAAATTTAAAGCTGGTAAAAATAAGAAAGGTGATGATAATAAAGTTATTATGCTATGCTTAAAAAATGCGGCATCAGGAACAAATCTAATAGAAGCCACTCACATTCTTTTTGTAGAACCAATTAATGCACCACAGAAAGAAATACAAATCATTGAACATCAAGCAATTGCAAGAGCATGCCGGATAGGACAGAAAAATCCAGTTATGGTAATTAGAATTTTAATTGAGAATACAATTGAAGAAGATATTTATCGTAGAAATTATGATAATTCTGCAGTTGTATCTTTTACAGATCCTTCATTTATGATTACATAAAATTATTTTATTTATTAAATTATAATTTTATAATATATGTTAGAGTATAAAATGGTGGCATATTTTCATGTGGTTTACCATCACCATTTGTATAAATTTCTATATAATTGTATATGATGATGACAATGATAATTATTATTATTATTTTATTTTTTAATTCAAACCATTTTAATTATAAATAATATTTATAATTAAAATAATTGTATCAATAGTAATAATTTTTTTTAAGAATTATCCAAAATATAACATTACAGATGTATCGCCAAAATTAACATTGACTGATTTAACCTGAATGATGTCTCCTTGTGCTACAACAATAGAAGTACCTAGGGCAATTCCGGAAGTAGCATTAGTACTAACAAGAAGAGCAGAAGTAGCAATTACTTTTGTTCCTGAACCTCCCGAGGGACCGAACTGACCTGTTGCAACAGTATATGTAGCTGCACTTGAACCACTTTTAATAATTGATATTGATGATGCTGCTACAGTAGAACCATTATCCCATGCTACTGTCATAATATTAATGGTGCCTGCTACAGGTACTACAAATTTTGTTGCAGCACCTGTGCCACTAGCTGCTACTGTAGTGCTAAATGGACCCATATTTGCATATAAATATCCTGCGGTTGTTCCTCCTGCTCCAAATGGAACTGTATAGCCTCGAGGTGTTGACCATGTAGGTGCTGCAGAACCATTACTTATTAATACTGTTCCAGTTGCACCATTTGTAATAAAGGCAGTTGTACTGGGTGCGGATTGATATGACATATTACCTGCAACACCATTTAATAAACTAGATGCGGTAGCAGCATTTCCGGATAAAGTTGCAGTTACTGTTGTTGCACTTACACTTGTTGCATTAATTGAACCCACATTTAAAACACCAGAACCTACACCTCCTGCACCAATTTGTAAAGTAGATGTAGCAACGTTATAAATTAATTGTTTACCAGTAACATTAGATGTATATGCACTATTATTTCCAGCAGTTGCAGTTGGTGTAAACATAATATAATTAGTAGTTTCTGTTCCTGCAGCTGCAGTTATAGCAAGATTAGTAGCATTTGTTGCACTTGTTGCATTACCTGCAAATCCAGTAGCTGTTAAAACGCCAGTTGCAGCATTAACAGATAAAGCACTAATTACAAGTTGTGGAAGCGTACCTGTAAGCGCGCTTGCAAAAGTAGGATAATAAATACCAGTAGTTGCAGTTGTTATTGTAAGATTTGTAGCATTTGTAGCAGTAGTTGCAGTTGTTGCACTTGTTGCATTACCCGATAATGCTCCTGAAAATGAACCACTAAAACCAGTTGCAGATAAAATACCTGAAGTTGGAACATAATTTAATCCAGTATCTACAAATACTGTTTCTGCAGTGCTTGATACATCACTTGCGGCAAATGTAAGATAATGCGTTGATCCACTAATAGTTCTAGCAGTTGTAGCAATTTTTAAAGCTTGTGATGATGTTCCAACAAATGCTGCTGAACTAATTGCGGTTGTTGTAGTAAAACTAGTTGCATTAACAATACCACATGTTATTTTATTAGTATCAGGAATATATGAAAGACCACTATCTTTATAAACTGCTTCATTATTAACACTTGCAGATGAACCTACATAAGCAATATAATAACTTGATGCACTTGAAGCTATTCCTGTTGTTTTTATTTGTGTTGCATTAGTTGCAGTTCCTACAAAGCCGATACTACTAATCAGTTGCGTACTTGTAAAAGTAGTTCCTTCAAAAAGTGTTGTAACTAATTTGTTATCAGTTGGGATATACGAAAGGGACACATCTTTACATAATGTTTCTGCTGTGTCTGATGTACTTAAAGGCACAAATGTAATATAATAAGATGATGCACTAGTAGTAATTGCAGTTGTTTGAATTTTATTTGCTGAAGATGCATGCCCTGCAAATCCAATTGAGGGTGCAGTAATTGTAGAAGTATATATACCTGATGTTATTGTTCCAACTGTTAATTTATTATCTGTTGGAACATATGAAAGACCCCCATTATCTGTATATAATGTTGTTACATTTGTAGGACCAGCAGATATTGATGAAAACACTGGGTAATATGAACTTGCGCTTGTTGATAATGCAGTTACAATTACAGTATTTGTTCCAGATGAACCAGATGCAGATATCACAATATTATCTCCACTTGAACTTAATGCTACATTTGCACCAGCTGTTATACTAACTGGTTTAAAATCTACTGATGTCGAAGTAGTTGATACAAGCGATGTTCCAGTTCCACCGCTAGTAAAAGTATATGAACCACCACCACCACCCCCAGTCGAGTTGATGGTTATATTATTTCCAGTATCAGTAAAGGTAATATTAGAACCGGCAGTTAATGATTTTACACTTAAATTTGGACCTGTGCCACTTACAACAAGAGAAGTTCCAGTCCCACCAGATGTAAGAGAAGATACTGATCCTGTATCTCCTTTTGGACCAACTGGACCAGTAGCACCAGTTGCACCAGTAGCACCAGTAGCACCAGTAGCGCCATTAGCACCAGTAGCACCATTAGTTCCATTAGTTCCAGTAGCACCAGTTGCGCCATTAGAACCAGTTGCACCTGTTGCGCCATTAGAACCAGTTGCGCCTGTAGCACCAGTTGCGCCATTAGAACCAGTTGCGCCAGTTGCGCCATTAGAACCAGTTGCACCTGTTGCGCCATTAGAACCAGTTGAACCTGTAGCACCAGTTGCACCAGTTGCACCATTAGTTCCAGTAGCACCAGTAGCACCAGTAGCACCCGTCGCACCAGTATTACCAGTAGCACCAGTTAGTCCAGGACTACCGTTGACTATTAGTAATATTTCATCATTGCCATAAATTGTTCCAGATACAGATTTTGTTAAAAATGTAATTGTAAATTTAATTATTTCATAATTAGACGATTCATCTTTATTTATTATTTTATAATTAATATATATATTTGAATCAGTTAAAAGCTGTATTACAAGTGTTAAACCAATTGGAATATCATTTAATAATTGACTCATATCACGGCCATATATATCTAAATGATTTATACATATACTTGTGCTTAGTGTAGGATCTTCTGTATTTAAAAATAAATAACCAGAAGCGGGTGTGCCTGATAGTTGACTAGACATTTTATAGGCAAATACTGAAGAAGATAGACCTGTAGCACCAGCAGGACCAGTATTGCCTGTAGCACCAGCAGGACCAGTAGCGCCAGTAGCACCAGTTGCGCCAGTAGCACCAGTAGCACCAGTAGCACCCGTCGCACCAGTATTACCAGTAGCACCAGTGAAACCAGTAGCACCAGTAGCACCAGTAGCACCAGTATTACCAGTAGCACCAGTGAAACCAGTAGCACCAGTAGCACCTGTAAAACCAGTAGCACCCGTCGCACCAGTATTACCAGTAGCACCTATAGCGCCAGTAGCACCAGTTGCACCAGTAGAGCCAGTAAAACCAGTAGCACCAGTAGCACCAGTAAAACCAGTAGCACCAGTAGCACCAGTAGCGCCCGTAGCGCCGGTAGCACCAGTCGCACCAGTCGCACCAGTCGCACCAGTAGCACCAGTAGCGCCAGTAGCGCCAGTAGCGCCATTAGGACCTGTAGCACCTGTAGCACCTGTAGCACCTGTAGCACCAGTCGCACCTGTAGCACCTGTAGCACCATCTGGACCTGTAGCACCTGTATTGCCAGTAGCACCAGTAGCGCCAGTAGCACCAGTAGCGCCAGTAGCACCAGTAGCACCTGTCGCACCTGTATTACCAGTAGCACCTGTAGGACCAGTTCTGCCACCGCCACATGGATCAATATTAGTAATATCTATATTGTTTAATATATATAATTTATCAGGATATACAGTAGAATCAGAACCAGGACTAGATGATAGATAAGATACAGATACATCAAAATAACTAATACTGCCGGTAGTACCAGTTGCACCAATACTGTTTATATTATATTTATATACTTGAAGGCTGTCAACATCTACATTTTGTAAATAAATAGGTTGATTAACTTGTAAAAAATTGTATATTCCTGTATTATTATAATAATCAATTAGTGTTATTCTCAAATTGTTAATAGTATTAAATGTATTTGTATTATTATAACATAAATCACCATTCTTTACAGGAAATAAGCTTACATTTGATATTAAATATGTATATGTGAAAGGATATTCGCCATTATTAGTTTCATCATATACAATTGCACATGTATTTTGATTAGCACATATATTGTAATCATTAATGGTCCCATTATCTATTATATATTGAAATGTTTTTATTCCTACACTTCCAATATATACTAAATAATTCTTATTTTCCATATTTTTATCAATTATTAATTTACTATTATTCCATAATACTATAGCATTAATACATTTTATTGCACTAAATTTTGGCCCAAGTTTAATTATACTATCATTCACATTTATACCAGTATGTATTTTTCTTTCTATTATATTATCTTCATCATTATAGTTACATTTAACATTATTAAAATATACATATGAATTATTGCAAATTTTTACTATATAACTATTTTTAAAACTGGAAGAGCTTTGGTTTTTATATATACCTATTTTATCTCCGGTAATATCACTAATATAATAAAATTTACTATTATCAATAATTATTAATGGCTCATCATGATTTACATAAGTAGATATAGAACCAATAATTAGATCACTAAAATTTCCTATAAAATCAAATCTAACTGTTGAGTTTCTTGTTGCAATTAACCCATAATACCAATTCTCAATTACACATTTACTAGCTATAACTTTCCCATTATTTGTAACAGTTAAACCGGTGCCTAATGAATTAAAAACAAATGGACCACTCGCACCCACAGTACCTGGGTATTTATTTTTAAGTAGAGAAATATTTCTAGAAACATATAAACTACCATCATCAATATATATACCACTAGTATATTGTGAACTAATAGTGCTTGTATTTAATCCTATAATTTCTATAAAACCATGAACAATAACAGACGATTCTGAAGTAATTATAAATCCACATTCATCAGGAATATCAGTACCACCAGTAGCACCAGTAGCACCAGTAGCACCAGTAGCACCAGTAGCACCTGTGCCACCTATTCCACCAGTGTTATGGATTAGAATTTCATTTGAATTATATAAATATGAGTTATTACTTATTATAATACCAATTTTTTCATTATTATCAAGATCAATTATTTGTGTTGAAACTGTAGAATTATAATCTATAGATATAGCTGCAATCAATGATTTTTTAATAGTAATTTTTTTAGTTATTATGCGTGAATTATTATTTATTTGCATGCCAGTATTGCATAGTGCTGTAACTACACCAGGTGTCACATCTTCATTAATATATATATTATCATTATTTATTTGTGAATTATTTAATATTATTCCATTAACTGCATTTATAATTGTAAGATTTCCAACTCCATTAAAATTACTTTCAGCTTCCATGAAAACAGCTGCATATGTACCTGTTGCACCGGTTGCGCCAGTATTTCCACCACCACAAAGTGTAGTAGAACCATTATACACATTTAATTGAGTATTATTTGATAAATCTAAACATATATCAATATTGTTTTCAGGAAGATTACTTGTCTGATAATTAATATCTATTTTATCAAAATATAAAACACTATTAATCGCTTTTATACCTCGCGCACATTGTTTAACTTTCATAATAAATCCTATTAATCCGTCATTAATTAAATTTGTATTAGTTACCTTTGTTGTAATTTTAGAATTGTTAGTATATATTCCTAAATAACAATTAACCAAATATATATAATTAGATATCAATTCACTATTATCTAATAAACATACACCTGTTGATGCTAAAAGAAAATCGTTATCTACTATATCACTTAAAAATTTTATATATAATCCATTTAGTGCTGGGTCAGATGATGATGGGTATCCTATACTTCCAATAATTGCTTTAGACATATTTTTCATATATAATCCTGTTTGCGCACCAGTCGCACCAGTCGCGCCTGTAAATGTAATATTCATATTTACTGTGCATAATATAGTAGAATTATTTAATACAGTTATACAAGTATAATCAGTAGTTGCATTTAAACTATTACATATTAATGTTGAAAAATTATCTACTAATATTCCTTTGTATGTAGTATTTATATTATTGTTGTATATATAAGTTAAATTTATAATATTCATTGTTGAATTATTAGTAATATTAATTGAACCATATATAGGTAATAAAGAACACTCTGATAAAAATGTTGAATTATTATTTATATGAATTGCAAGGTTTTTACACTTATTTTCAGGTTCATTATCTCCAAGATTAATATCTTTCACGGTGTCTATATTTTCATAGCCTATTATTAATATTTTAATAGTAGAACTATTATTTGCATATAATAATGTCTTTTTAAAATTAACTAATTTTATTTTTTCATCAATTATTAAGGTTGAATTATTAGATACATATAAACCATAACCACTTAAACCACCTGCTTCAATATCTTGAGAACTTCCATTAAAATTAATATTTCTAATATATGCAGTTGAATTATCATATATATTTATAATTCCGGATTGTGTTGTAATTACTTCTGGTATTGAAAATCCGCGGGCATTTATACAATGAACATTTTCAATATATGTTCTAGAGTTATGTGTAATATTAATTTGACTTATATTATTTATAAAGCAATTCTTCATATATGAAATAGGTCCATTAATAAATATGAATTGATCTTCAAATTCTCCTCCTTGACTAAATTTGCCTATATCATCACATGCACTACTAAATACACTATTATAAATTACCATGGGTGTTATTGGTATTTCTAGTGTTATTGGATTTGCAAGATGTACTAGTTTAGAATTAAAATATAATTTACTATCTTTCTCATCATTCAAATATATACCACACAATTGTTCTGTTCCAAATTGTATAGAACTATTTGTATTTATTATTGAATTATCGTCATATGTTTCACCATATATTAGTCGTGCAAGTTTAACACCATTTATATTTACAGTGCTATTAATTATATTTAAATCACCTTGTAAATAAATATTTATGTATTTAAATATGACATGTGTATTATTAACGCCTATTATATTAGTTCCATTAGTATTAGTTTGAATACTACATTGTATTTTATATATTTCAATTGGTTGATTATTTACATTAGTTGTTCCATTAGAAAATGCAATACTTATATGTGTAGAATCATTTTTAACTACCTTATATATAAATGCTTCAACTGAGGTTGTAGTAAATCGAACAAAACATCCGGGTATAATAGGATGATTAACATCAATTACACCATTAGGAATTTCTAATGTTAATAATTCAGAATATGGATCATAAGTAGAAATCATAACGGTAGTTGATACAATTAGTTTTAAATTTGAATACGGAAGATTCTCAGGATCTGCAGTTGTTCCTCTACAGCATGTAATTACAACTGGGTTCATTTGAATACCTAAATTACCTGTACATATTGATACATTTTCAGGCATTGTATATTTTTCACTATTACCTGTTGTACCAGTAGTGCCAGTCTCTCCCACGGATTTTATATAAATAGTACATGTATTATTATATCCAACTGTTCGTATTTTATTGTATGCATCTATAATGGAAAGATAGGGTGTATAAAAATTACCATCTGCAGGACCAGATGCACCTGGGTCTGGCGGTTCTTTAATATACAGAATGAGATCATCCGGAATATTATTATTACAACATGGACCTACTGGTAATATATATACATTAAGTATTAAATCGGTTGTTATACATTCAAGATTACCATCAATAAATACAACAATTAAATTTATAAATTCATTTTCATAATCAATATTTACACTAGAAATAGTATATGTATATCTACATAAACTTTCAGTATTTTCTAATGTTAATATACTATTTGGTTGTAATAATGTAAATATTGCACTTATAGGAACATTATAAAAATCTGTTAGACATAATCTTATATTTTCAACCTCATGAAAACACCGCGTATTTATTAAACATATTTCTCCTGGACCAGGATATGGGTAAGGATATTCTATATATATATATTTATATGTACAAACAGAGCTACTTAAACCGGTCGGTCCCCTTAGACCGGTAGCGCCAGTAGCACCAGTAGCACCAGTTGCACCAGTTAAACCAGTAGCACCTGTAGCGCCGCTAGCACCTGTTGCACCAGTTGCACCAGTTAAACCTGTAGCACCTGTAGCGCCAGTTGCACCAGTTAAACCAGTATCACCGGTAGTACCAGTTGCACCAGTTGCACCAGTTAAACCAGTTGCACCAGTTAAACCAGTAGCACCAGTATCGCCAGTAGCACCAGTTGCGCCGGTAGCACCAGTAACGCCAGTTGCACCAGTAGCACCAGTTGCACCAGTTAAACCAGTAGCACCTGTAGCGCCGCT